GTTTAATTTAGTGCTCGAAAACCATTACGGAAAAGTATACGAATATAAAAAGTTTAAAAAGAAAATGAGCCAGGCATTGAAACATAATTTCTTAATTAGGAACCAAATAATAGAGGGTGAATATATATGAAAATAAAAGACAAAAAAATCAAAGCAACTTATTCGTTTGACTTTGAAAAAAAAATAGCCTACATGAACGAAGAATATTACGGTGAAATACTGAAATATGATGATACTTCAATCGAGGTTCAAATAATAATGCTCGGTGCTCCAGTAATTCAAGAATTTAGGTTACACGTACCACAAAAAAAGGAATCAAATGAATAAGGAAAAAATAAGAGAAATCTCTAAAATAACATTTGGCTTTATATTATTGCCGGTAATGTTTATTATCTACATTTTAGACCGTATAACAATGAGTGTTTATTTTTGGCATCCAATAGAGGAATGGAATAAATGGGTTTATTATCCATTGAAAGTAACAAAATCACTGATTAGATTAACGGTTTATTTGGCAATTTATGGATTGATAGAATTAATATTTTAATCATGAAAGAAAATAAATACGAAACCGAATTAATTGAAACCATACACAAACATCAATGGATGAGGTGGGCGCATATTGATTGGGCCTCATTATCATTTTCGCGTAAAACGGCATATAATTACAATTTGCACGAATTACACACAATAAAAGAGGCGTTTGAACAAAATAGAAGTAAAGCAACTAATTACTTACTTCAAAAGTGGATTAAAAGCGATAACGCAACACTTCAAATTGCTGCATTTAAAATTATAGCTGAAACAGATGATCACAAAAGATTAAACCAAACATATGTAGACCAAAAGAATGAGAATGTAGACCTAAGTAAATTCACAACCGAAGAAATAAAAGAATTATTAAAAGAGGATGAATGATAAAAGGGAAGCAATTAAACATGAATTACTACTCGAATTGTGTCGTAGGGAGTTTTGGCGGTTTTGTTTATACTACGATGAGCCATTCTTTAAAAGCCGTTTATTTCTACGTGAAATTGCAAAAGCATTCCAAGAATTAGAAGAAAACAAAATACGTTCACTGAGTGTTTCAATGCCGCCCCGAGCCGGTAAATCTTATATCACTTCATTATTTTGTGCATGGACATTGGGAAGGAATCCAAGTGAATCAGTAATGCGTAACACATGTACAGCAACACTTTATTTGAAATTCAGTTATGATGTTCGTGCAATATTGAAAAGCGATAAATTCCAAAAAGTTTTCTCTACAATTAAAATGAGTGATGACAAAGCAAATTTAAACGGTTGGAACACAAATAAATCAAAACAGGTTGGATACTTTGGCGCGGGTGTTGGGGGTACTATAATCGGATTTGGTGCTTCAAATATAGCCGTTACCGATGACCTTTATACAGGCTTAGAACAAGCCCTTTCAGACACTCAAAACGATCGAATAATACAATGGAAAGAGGCCACGCATGATTCACGTTTTGAAAGTGGATGTAAACGAATAGACATAGGCACACGCTGGAGCCTTAACGACGTAATTGGTAGGCAAATGAATGAGGGTATTTATGACCGCTCAATAGTTATTCCGGCCCTTGTAAATAATGAGTCCTTTTGTGAATCGGTAATGACTACCGAGGAATATTTAGAGAAAAAGAAACGAACTGAGCCAAGTATTTGGGCCGCTGAATACATGCAGGAGCCAGTAGATATTAAAGGACGTTTATTTAATGACTTAAAAATAATTGATTTACACGCCTTCAATCAGATTAAAAAGGATATTCAAGGGTGTATTGCATACGTTGACGTAGCGGACCAAGGCGCAGATTACACCGCAATGGCAATTTTAGCCGTTACAAGTACTGAAATGTATGTTGTTGACTATGTATTTAATAAATCAAATACCGATATAACACTTCCATTAATAGCAAATAAGCTACAGGAGTGGAACGTTTCATATTGTAGAGTTGAATCAAATAGCATTGGAGCCATATTTTCAAGGTATTTACAAAAGGATACGCGAACAAAAATACTTCCAGTCCATAATTCAACAAATAAAATTACACGTATTATTATGCAATCCGTTTGGATTCAACACCGATTGAACTTTGTAAACACAAATACCTCTGAATGCGAACAGTTTATTCAAAACGTAATGCATTTCAGTAAGGAGGGTAAAAATAAAAACGATGATGCACCGGATTGCCTGGCAGGTCTTTCAATCTTTGCGCAATCAATGTTTAAACATCTTGTTTAGAATTTAAACCCCGTTTTGACGTTAAAATAATCATTATATTTGCCCAAACTTAAGTTAATGGCATTTGAATTTTTGACTTCATTCGTTGACAATTACTTTCAATTCGATCGATATTCCAACCTTACACGTAACATTTTACCACCTGCTTATCAAGTATGGGGAAAACAAGAGGCCGTTTGGTTAGATACAGGCGACGCATGGAGGTTGTTTGTTGATATACCTGAATTACGGGCTGTAATAAATAAAAGGGCCACAATGATGGCCACAAATGTCCCAATATTACACGATAAAAACGGTGATGTAGTTGAAAATCATTGGGTAAATGACTTAATTAAAAAGCCAAATGGAGTTCAATCATGGTCGGATGTAGTATATTCAATGAGTGTTCAGGATGCTTTATATTCAAATGTAATTGCTTACTGTCCATTACGTTCATTTGGAGTTAGAAACCTCATTATAACGCTTCCTAATAACAAAATTCGAATCAATTTAAGTGGTAAAAAACTTAAACAAATGGAAGTAAATGACTTGATAACTAATTTCAAGTTCACATACGATGACGGCACCACAGAAACAATTACTTTAGAGGACGCGGTTTATTTAACAACCGCTGACGGCATGAATATAGTGCGCCCAATATCTCGCATTGACTCTTTGAGATTGCCACTTTCAAACATAATGGCGTCTTACAAAAAACGAAATGTTTTATTGGAAAATATCGGAGCAATAGGGATACTAAGCGCACAACAAAATGACATGGGCGGTGCAATTCCAATGACACCGGAGGAACGTCAAAAGATTCAAAGGGATTGGTATAAACGTCAAAAGGATGAATTAATCATTACTGAGTCAAATGTTAATTGGCAGCCTATGAGTTACCCAACAAGGGACTTAATGTTATTCGAGGAATTAACAGAGGATAAACTCGCATTGATTGATGCTTATGGATTGAACTATAATTTATTTAGTTCGACTTCCGGAGCTACATTTACCAACATGAGGGATTCAATCCGTATGGCATACACCGATACAATTATCCCAGAAACGCAACAAATGTACGATTCAATGATGGCTCAATGGGGATTAGACAAAGAGGGTTATCACCTCGAAGCTAACTTTGACCATTTGCCGGTATTACAAGAGGATGAAAATCAAAAAGCAAATGCGCAAAAAACAAAAGCTGAAACCATAAAAACAATAGTTGAATTGGGTGTTACAATGAATGAGGATGAAATTAGAAGTTTATTAAATTTATAATTATGCCAATACCTAAGCCAACAGAAAACGAAAACGAACAGGAGTTTATAAGCCGTTGCATGAGTGATGAAACAATGGTTGATGAGTACGAAAATGCGCAAAGAATGGCAATCTGTTCCGTAGCATGGAATGAAAAAAATGTAAAAACAATGAGTAAATACGAATTAAAGGCCGCCCAAGAAATCAAAGATATGGATTCTGCAAAAAGGGAAGTAGCTGTTTATTTAGCAAAATTTGGAAATGTTGACTCAGATAACGACGTTATTCAAAAGGGTGCATTCAAAAAGAGTTTACAGGAACGCGGAGTTAGTTCGCAAAGCAATAGAAAAATTGCATTCCTTAGGCACCACGATTGGGAACATCAAATCGGTACATTTGTAAAATTACAAGAGGATGATAATGGGCTTTTTGCTGTTGGTCGATTAGGTACATCAACAAAAGGCGAAGACGCTTGGCGTGATTATCAGGATGGTATTATTCGCGAACATTCAATCGGATTTCAAAGAATAAGCGACAAAACTAAATTTGTAAAAGACACTTCAAACCCTGCAGGTGGGTTTACATTACTTCAGGAGGTTAAACTTTGGGAAGGGTCCGCAGTAACATTTGGAGCCAACGAATTGACTAATGTAGTCGAAATAATGAAAAGCGAAAACAAAAAGAATTACATAGATAAAATTTCAAACGACTTACAAACCGTAATTAGTGCCTTAATAAATGGTAAGGGCTCAGATGAACGTTTGTACGAATTAGAAATGAAAGCCAAATTCTTATCTAATCAACTGACAATACTCGCACAAACGGAACCGCAAACGCATTCCGTTAAATTGTTTGAGCCAGAGCCGGAAGAGTTTAGTTGGAAAGCGGTTTTCGAAACGCTTGAAACAAAGCAAACATATGCTGATTACCCAACACAAGCCAAAGAGAATGCACGTAAAGGATTAGAGTTGAATGAGGCAGTAGGTAATAAATGCGCAACAGCGGTCGGTAAAACACGAGCCAATCAAATTTCAAAAGGCGAAGGTTTAAGCCTTGATACGTTAAAACGTACTTATTCCTATTTGAGCCGTGCTGAGGTATATTACGACGCAAACGATACGGAAGCATGTGGGACAATATCTTATTTATTGTGGGGTGGTAAAGCTATGCTAAGCTATTGCGAAAGCAAATTAAAAGAGTTAAACGAGTTATAAATTTAAAAAACAAAAATGGAAAACAATTTGACACCTGAGCAAGTAGTTGAAAAAATCAACGGTTTGTTCTCTGAAAAAATGGCTACAGTTCCAACAAAGGATGAAGTAGCGCAATTAAAAAGCGAATTAGATAACTTCAAATCAATCGAAGTTAAAAACGCTGAAATGGAAAAAGCAATCGCGAAAATGGAGGGACGTTTAGAGGCAATGTCTGAAAAGGCAGTTGATGCGCCAAAATCTAAGGCTCCAAAAACATTGAACGAGGCATTAGTAAAAACTTATTCAGATAACTTGGATAAGATTAAGGATTCAATCGAGAAAGGTCAAAGAATTAACTTAGATGTTAAAACTGATACTACTATCGATGGTGATTACACTGGGAACGTTGCATTATCAGTTCTTGAGCCAGGAGTAAATAGAATCGCTCGTCCAATTAGAAGAATGAGAGAAATCTCAAACGTAGGTTCAACTACTTCAAAATTTGTTACTTACATCCAACAAACACAAAATGTTACACCGGGTGAAGGCTCACTTTGGGTTAATGAGGCTGGTGCTAAATTTAACGGTGAGGTTAAATACGAGGAAGTATCTGAGGAAGTTAAAAAACTTGCTGCTTACATCAAAGTATCAAAAGAAATGTTGGCTGATTTAGCGTTCGTACGTTCTGAAATCAACACTGAATTAATGGAAGCAATCGAGCAAAATATCGATTATTCATTAGTAAACGGTGCCGGTGGTAACGACTTGAACGGCTTGTTGACTTATGCACCTGCATTTTCAGCACCTTCATTTACGGGAACAATTCCAGGCGCTAATATTTCTGACTTGGTTCGTATTGCTAAGGCTCAAATTGAGGCTGCTAATTTCGTACCTACTCACGTAGTATTAAAACGTCAACAGGTGAGTACACTTACCCAGCATTTTGGGATGCAAACATGAGATTGGCTGGTTTAATCGTTGTTTCTTCAAACAATATTGCAGCTGGTACAATGATCGTTGGTGATTTCAGTAAATTTAATATCAAATTCCGTGAGGATATGAACATGAGCGTTGGTTATGAGAATGATGATTTCACTCGTAACATGATTACAATCCTTTGTGAGGCTCGTTTGGTTTCTTACGTTAAAGGAAATGATGTAAATGCATTTGTTCAATCTGATATTGCAACTGATATTGCTACAATTACAGCGCCTTAATTAAATTTAATCTAATATGGAAAAGAAACCACGTAAAAAAAAGGTAGCAACTGTTGAATTGGAAAATAAAATAGATGCAGCGGAAGTTCAAAATGAGGTTACAATTGAACAAGTATCTTTGGATCCAAACAAAGAATACACGTTTGTAAGTAATGGAACATTTCACACGCTGCCAAAAGGGTCCGTTTGGAAAATGATTGGTTCAAAAGCTGAAATATTAATTAACAAAGGTTACGGAAAACTTAAATAAAAATGATAGTTTCAATATCTGACTTTACGGGCAAATATCAATTATCTACGGGAATGTACGATCAAGCTAAATTGCAAGATTACATCAATAGATATGAGC